CATTAATCTTATCACAGTTATTTAATCCAATGAGAGAAGGTGGTAATGGATTAAAAGCATGGGGTGATAGATTTAAATTTCCAAAAGGTTCTATAGAAAACTTTTCAAAGTATACAGATGAATTAAAAAAGTATTGTATACAAGATGTAGAAATAACACACAAGTTATACAACCATTTAAAGATAGAAGGTAAAGGTTTTTCTAAGTCTTCTATTCATTTGGAACATCAAGTAAGAGTTATCATAGACCAACAAGAAAAAAATGGTTTTTATCTTGATGTAAAGAAAGCTATGTGTTTACACAATACTTTATTAGATGAAGCTAATGAGTTAGAGAAGTGGGGTCGTATACGTTTTGACCCAACAAGAAAAGATTTAAAAACAAAAACAAAATATATACCTTTCAATATAGGTTCACGTCAACAGATAGCT